ATATTTCACTGTCTGTACTCCAAAGTTATTTTTGGTGTGTAGACTCGCTTGCGTCCCGAAAGGGAACAAACTTCAAAGAGGAAAGAAGATATGACAGACCAAACGATCGAAGGTGCAGTGGCTTTCTCTAACTTGACTGAACACGATGTGTACAACGGGCAGTCAACAGGTAAGTACTCCATGACTATCACCTTGAACGACTCTGATGCTGAATCTCTGTCAAAGCAGGGAATCAAAATCAAAGAGTACGATAACGATGGAGAAGTCCTAAAGCAGCGTAAGTTCTCAAGCAAATTTGACTTGCGGGTTATTGATGCTGAGAACAATCCCTATCGTCGTGAAGTACCCCGAGGCTCTAAGGTTCGCCTGCTGTTCAAACTAGGCCAAGAACACCCAGTTCACGGTGTTTCGACTTACCTGAACGCTGTGCGTGTTCTTGAGGAAGCCGAAGAGATGTCCTCAGAAGCGGTAGACTTTTAAGTTGAAGCCCACGTTTCTGCGGCACGAAGAGTGCCCTAAATGTGGGAGTAAAGATAACTGTGCCGTTTACTCTGATGGTGGACGGCATTGTTTTACTCCAGATTGCGGTTACCACGTTAACGGTAGCCAAAACCAGGATTCAGTGATGGAAGAAGTTAAAGTGTCTGCCCTAAGTATGGGCGGTGTTGTCGCAGGCATCACCGATAGAAGGATCTCTGAGAACACTTGTAAGCGTTATCAAGTCACGATCAACTATGCTCCTGACGGAACGGTCGCGTCCCATTTCTACCCTTACCACGATGTAGACACTGGGGAACTTGTAGGCGCTAAACAACGCATCTGTGCTAACAAGCAGTTCGTTTGTTCAGGCAACCTAACTAACGTAGGTCTGTTTGGACAAAAACAGTGTAGAGGTAATGGTAAGTACGTCACGATCACTGAGGGAGAGCTTGATGCCCTATCAGTTTACGAGATGTTCGGTCAGAAGTACGATGTGGTTAGTTTACGCAACGGTGCGTCTAGTGCAGCAAAAGAGATCAAAAAGAACTTGGAGTGGCTAGAAGGCTACGACAACGTGATCTTAGCGTTTGACCAAGACAAAGCAGGTGAACTTGCTGTTGAACAGGTCAAAGATTTATTTAGCCCTAATAAACTGAAGATATGTAAGCTGCCTTTGAAGGACGCCAGCGATATGCTGACGGCTAACAGGGTTCAAGAGTTTACACAAGCGTGGTGGGACTCAAAGGTTTACCGTCCTGACGGAATCATAGCTGGTTCTGATACTTGGGACGCCTTGGTAAACAAACGGCAGGTACAGAGTATTCCATATCCTTGGGACGGCCTAAATGAAATCACAAGAGGACACAGACCTTACGAACTCGTCACTATCACAAGCGGTTCTGGTATGGGAAAATCCCAGTTTATCCGAGAACTTGAGTACGATCTGCTTCAACGCACAGACGCCAACATCGGTGTACTTGCACTGGAAGAAGACGTTGCAACTACAGCTTTGGGAATTATGTCGGTGGCATCCTCTAGGCGACTCCACTTGGAGGAAGACACGCCTGTTGATGAGCTTAGACCTCACTGGGAAGCAACGATGGGGTCTGGACGTTACTACCTGTTCGATCATTGGGGATCAACGTCAGCCGACGAGCTTCTTTCAAGAGTACGGCACATGGCAAAGGCCTGCGACTGCCGATATATCGTTCTCGACCACTTGTCCATCGTGGTTTCTTCTCAAGAGAACGGGGACGAACGGAAAGCTATAGACGAGATAATGACCAAGCTGCGTACACTGGTGGCAGAGACAGGAATAACGCTTTTCCTGGTGTCTCACTTACGGCGTGGCTCTGGCACAGCACACGAGGACGGAGGCCGCATAAGCCTACAGGACTTGCGTGGTTCTCAGTCGATCGCTCAGTTGTCTGATATAGTTATCGGCATGGAGCGTAACCAACAACATGAGGATGACGATGTGAGAAACACAACTTGCGTAAGAATTCTCAAGAACCGTTATGCTGGAGAGACAGGTCCAGCGTGTTGGCTACGGTACGATAAGTTCACTGGACGCATACATGAGTGTGCTAACCCTAACCCCATTGAAAACGCCCTCTAATTGTTATGACCACTGCGGAGCAGCGGCTAAGAAATCGTGCATCAAAAAGAAGATATAAGCGCGAAAGAATAGAATTCATACGCGACTATAAAATATCACAGGGATGTTCTGTTTGCGGTTACAACAAATGTGGAGATGCTTTGGAGTTTGACCACATTAACAGAGAGGACAAAAAGTTTTCTCTCTCTTCCTGTGGTAGTCGGTCTTGGGAAGCAATTCACGAGGAAATAAAAAAGTGTGTTCTCCTGTGTGCCAACTGCCACAGAGAAAAGACGAGCAGAGAAAAGGATTACATGGTGATAGATTTTGAAGAACAACCAGACCAACAACTTGATCTTCTGTGACATCGAAACTGACGGCATAGACGCCACGACTATTTGGTGTGCAGTCTGCCGACACAACGGACAAAACGAGGTAATACTGAATGAGCAAGACTTCAAGACGTATGTATCAGATCGTCCAAACACAAATTGGGTTTTCCACAATGGAATTGGTTTCGACGTACCTGTTCTGGGTCGCCTTTGGGGTGTTAATTTTGACAGGAGCAGCATCGTTGATACATTGGTTCTTTCTCGCCTAGCCGACCCAAGCAAATCAGGAGGCCACTCTCTACGAAACTGGGGCAACCTACTTGGCTTCTCTAAGGGAGACCACGAGGATTGGTCACAGCTATCTGATGAAATGATCGAATACTGTATACGTGACGTAGAGTTAACTGAGGCTGTCTTTAAGAAACTAAAAGTTAACCTCTACGACTTTTCAGAAGAGAGTATTGATTTAGAGCATCAGGTACAGTGGATCATTCAAGACCAAGAGAGTAACGGGTGGTTGCTGGACCAGCGTTTGTGCAGCCTCTTGGTTGCTAGGTTTAAGGAGCGCATGAATGACATCGAACAACATTTACAAGCGCTTTTCCCGCCGATCATTGAGGAGCGATACTCAGAGAAAACGGGTAAACGACTTAAGGATAAGGTCACTGTATTCAACGTTGGATCAAGACAACAGGTTGCCGAAAGACTTACAGATAAGGGCGCAGTATGGAAGGAACTCACTGCGACAGGCAAACCTGTGGTTGATGAGAAGACGCTTAAAGAGAATCATCATGTTCCCGAAGCGGCACAAGTATTGGAATACCTCCTGCTCCAGAAGAGGTACGCACAAGTAAATTCCTGGCTTAAGCACGTTAAGGAAGATAGTAGAGTTCACGGAAGGGTTATCACTAACGGTGCTGTTACTGGTAGAATGACACACCAAAGCCCTAACATGGCTCAGGTTCCATCAGTAAACTCTGAGTACGGAGAAGAGTGTCGCTCTTGTTGGATTGTACCAGAGGGTTATAAATTAGTAGGTGTTGACGCTAGCGGCCTAGAGTTAAGGATGTTAGCGCACTACATGGAAGACGAGGAGTTTACAGATGCTTTGCTTGACGGAGATATTCACTCCAGAAATCAGATTGCTGCGGGACTTGAGACACGGCCTCAGGCAAAGACTTTCATATATGCTTTCTTGTACGGAGCAGGTGACCCTAAAATCGGAAGTATCGTCGGAGGAACAGCACGAGATGGCGCTAACCTTAGGGCAGGCTTTCTACGAAACACACCTTCTCTTGAAGCTCTACGAGATAGAACTATCAAAGAAGCTAGGGGAGGCCATCTCACAGGTCTCGACGGACGACGACTCTGGGTTCGATCCGAGCATAGTGCACTAAACACTCTGCTTCAGTCTGCTGGGGCGATCGTAATGAAAAAGACACTGGTTATACTAGACGAGTTCGCTAAGAAGCACGGCATAGATTATAAGTTTGTGGGGAACATACACGATGAAATACAGTCGGAGGTGGCTGCAGAACAAGCAGAGAAGTTCGGTTGGCTCGCAGTTGAGTGCATCAAGGCGGCTGGCATATCATTTCAACTCAAGTGTCCTCTCGACGGAGAATACAAAGTTGGAGAAACGTGGGCAGATACCCACTAAACCAAGAGGACACAGAGATGAATAAGATTTACTCTCTTGTAAACGACATCTACTCTGCCGTTTCTACTAAGACTCCAGCAGAAGGCGTTGATCTGTACGACGAGATTGAACTCTTCGGAGAGAACTGCAAACGTCTGATGACCAACCTGTTCACAGAGAAACGAGACGGTCGTACATTACGTATGTCTAACATCGGTCGTGATGAACGTTACCTTTGGAACGTAGTTAATAATCCTGGAGTTGCTGAAGAACTGACGCCTAACACTCACGTCAAGTTTATGTACGGACACCTGATCGAAGAGTTACTTATCTTTTTAACTAGAGTTGCAGGACACGAGGTTACTGATGAACAAAAGAGGTGTAAGGTTTCGGACATTACAGGGTCTATGGACTGTAAGATTGATGGTGTTGTCACTGATGTTAAGTCTGTGTCCACTTTTGGGTTTAAGAAATTCAAGGACGGAAGTTTGGCTTTTGACGACCCGTTTGGTTACGTTGCTCAAATTAAGGGTTATGCACATTCAGAGGGAGGAGACAGCCGTTTTGGTTGGCTAGCGATGGACAAACAGAACGGACACCTGACGTACCTCATGTACGACTCTGAGGACACACAGGCTCCTGTTCACGCCAAGATCGGTTACGACATCGAAGAACGCATAGCCCACATCAAGGAAGTTGTGCAGCAAGAGGAACCACCAGAACACTGTCACGATCTTGTTCCAGATGGCAAGAGCGGTAACATGAGACTAGCAGTAGGTTGTTCTTATTGTCCTTATAAAAAAGTCTGTTGGCCTGACGTTAGAGGCTTTGCCTACGCTAACGGTCCACGTTACTTAGTAGAGGTGGTTAATGAGCCGAAGGTCCAAGAAATCCAAATCAAGTAAATTTAGATCAGGGTTTGAAGAAGATGTCGCAAAGCAGCTACAACCATTTGGTTTTACGTATGAGTCGTGTCAAGTCCCGTACAGAATCGAAAGAAAGTACACGCCAGATTTTGTTTATGAGAACGGCGGGACAACATACTACATCGAATGCAAAGGGTACTTTAGAGCAGGAGACACACAGAAGTACCGCTCAATCTCTAACTGCCTTGGAAGTAATCAAAAACTTATCTTCGTACTTATGAAGCCCAACCAAAAAGTAAGCAAAAGTACCAGAAATACTATGGCTCAGTGGTGCGACAAAAATAATATTTTGTGGTACGATCTGAATACGCTCAAGGAATTAGTCGATTATGTCTCTGACACTAGAAGAAACTAAAGAGCGTCTGCTGCGGTTCTATGACCCTGACGACCTTTTAGAAGCCCTCCAAATCTCAGCCGAAGAAATCCTGGATCGTTTTGAGGATAAGCTCATTAGACGGCTGGAGTTCTTTTATGAAGAATTTGAAGAAGAAGAGATGTACTATGAGTATTGATTCGGCTACACCTAAAGATTGGGACTTTATCAGAAAAACAGTAGATCCTACTCAAGCGGCACTGGACCGACTAGAAGACAACCACAACCCTGTAACACAGCCCGATCATTATAACCGTGGAGCCATAGAGGCTATTGAAGCTATCAAGGCTTCTATGCACCCGCAAGAGTTTAAAGGGTATCTGAAGGGTAACTGTCTTAAGTATCTGTGGCGTTACGAATACAAGAACGGCATAGAGGATCTCAAGAAAGCTCAAGTGTACCTCGGTTGGCTCATCAAAGAGGTAGACAAATGAAAGTCATAGACGGAAATTTTGGTAAGACAGACGAAGATAAGAAGGAGATCACCACATCAGAGTTTCTGTCAGCGTTTGTAGTCAAAGCACTGCAACACGAGGAAGAGGGACGTAAGGTAAAAGTAGCTGTTATCATGTACGAAGACGGAGAGATGTTTGAAGTAGCATCTAACGAGCAGTACCCTGATGGTGTTTATATGCTCCTCCAGATGGCGGCACAGGCAATAATTAACGAAACGTTAGGAGTAACAGAATAGATGGACGCATATCAACAGTACATACACAAGAGTCGCTATGCACGATACTTGCCAGCAGAGCAACGCCGTGAGTCTTGGGAAGAAACAGTAAGTCGTTACGTAAATTACTGGGGGGAGAAGCTGCCTGAAAAAGAACACAAGGAAGTGTTCAAGGCTGTACACGATCTGGATG